TTAACCCCGTATTAGGTACTGGTGAGACACTAAGCACGGCTACTTGTACTGCTATTACGCTACAAGGCACCGACCCATCTCCCTCAAGCATCCTTTCAGGCACCCCTGTAATTAGCTTGGGTAAAGCGACTCAAAGGGTTACCGGTGGCGTGGCAGATAATACCTACCGCCTAATTATGACGGTTACAACTAGTGCAAGTAACACCTATACTTGTACTGGCGACATCCCTGTTTACGACCCTTCTGAGCAGAACTAATGGGACACGCCGACTATTACCGTAGTGGCACTTATAACGGTATTTGTGACCGTTGTGGCTCCAAATTTAAGTTCTCTGACCTTAAACTAGAATGGGACGGTTTATACGTTTGTACGGCTAATGGCTGTTGGGAACCCCGTCAACCCCAAGATTACGTCAAGGGCGTTAGGGACGATATGTCAGTCCCAGTGTCTAGACCAGATGGCCCACCTGTATATATTCAAGATGAAACAGTTACAGAAATAGCTGTAATTACCTTGAGTTTTATCAAATCTTTGGTTAGAATATTAACAGTTAGTGTAACATCGGTATGTTCTATAATTCCGATTAAGTATCCAAAAACAACGAATACAAGCGTGGTTAATGGATTTGCACTAAATACCACTACACTAGGGTAATAATGGCTATACTTTTTACCAACAACGCAACAACGAACCTGGCAGCCAGTATCCTTAGCACCGATACTTCTTTTACTGTTTTGTCAGGTACTGGGTCATTATTTCCCAACCCAACTAACGGCGATTACTTTTTGGTTACCTTAATTGGTATCTCAGGAAGCCCAATTGAAATTGTAAAATGTACTGCTCGGTCTACAGACACCTTTACTGTTGTGCGTGCTCAAGAAGGCACCACAGCATCTGCTTTTAACGGTGGCGACCAAGTACAATTACGCATTACTGCAGGCGTAATGAACAGTGCGGCACAAGCTGGTTTGGCAAGCGGTGGGTTAACAGAAAACACCCAAAATATCTCAACTAGCTATACAATTAGCACCAATAGAAATGCACTATCAGTTGGGCCTATCACAGTTGCTAGTGGACAAGCTGTCACAGTCCCATCAGGCAGTCGTTGGGTAATACTTTAAGGATAAACAATGAGTTCAGTTTATTGGATACATCATGCAGACCATACTGATATTTTCAGTCAAGGTTATGTAGGTGTGTCCAAAGAAGTAGAAAGACGCTGGAATTACCATAAAAGCTATGGTGAAAATACTCATTTAAAAAATGCTATTAATAAATATACTTGGGATGGTTTAATCAAAGAAGTAGTTCTTGAAGCTAAAATGGACTATTGTTTAGATATTGAAGCAAAACTACGACCATCAGACAAAATTGGCTGGAATATTGTAAAAGGTGGGGGTAAACCACCTATTAGTTTATGGAATAAAGGTCGTAAGATTCCAGCAGATGAACTTGAAAAAATAAAGGCTAAAGGCTTTGGTTTTAAAAAAGGGCATAAAACTTGGAACGCTGGAAAAAAATATGACGATGATATGAAATCTCGTATGTTCAATATTGCAGAATACATGAAAGACAAACCAAGCCCTTTTGCTGGAAAGCCATTGCCACAACATATTATTGAAGCCGCAAGGCAAGCAAATCTTGGTAAAATTCAATCAGAAGAATCAAATAAAAAACGGTCTTTAGCCAATAAAGGTCGTAAATATCCATTAATCACTTGCCCAAGTTGTAACAAAATTGGTGGTGCTACAACTATGAAGCGTTGGCATTTTGATAATTGTAAGTTTAAGGAGCAACTATGAGTAGCATTGTTATAAGCGGAGATACTTCAGGAAGTATCACATTGTCAGCCCCTGCGGTAAGTGGCACAAATACAGCAACCCTTCCTGCCGCTACTGGCACAGTAATGGTTAGCGGTAATATGCCTACATTTTTTGCTTATGCAAGTAGCACCCAATCAATTACTGCAAATACTCGCACAAAAATACAATATAACAACAAACTATGGGACACTAATAGTTGTTATGACGCTACTACAAATTATCGTTTTACGCCAACTGTCGCTGGATATTATTTAATTAATGCAACAGTAACTTTCGGTAGTGTTTCTTCTAGTTATTCTGAAATATTTATTTATAAAAACGGCACAAATGTGTCTTATGGTGCGGCTCAAAGGGCAAACTCTAGCTACAATGTTGTGTCAATAAATTCACAAGTTTATTGCAACGGAACAACAGACTATATTGAAATTTATGCAGATGATAATGCGACTGTAGGTACTATTGTTCAAAGTTCGCCATTGTATTTTACATACTGGTCAGGTGTTTTGGTGAGGGCGGCATAATGTACGAAAAAATATTAAAAATATACCCTGAATTAAAAGCTGAAGATTTTAGTGCTTTTGGAACTATTATTATTCAAAACGATTCAGACGGCAAAGGCGATTACATTGCTAAATGGGAACACCCTACACTTGCCAAACCAACGCAAGAACAACTAGACGGAGTTAAATAAGTGCAATTCAACGCATCCGTTTGGTATCCAACTGCATTGCTAGTAAAAACACATAATGTTACTGGCAAGAAGTATTTTTGCAAAACTACCAAGCTAGACAAACTAGATACCTATACAGGTAGCGGATTGGCATGGAAAAGCCATTTAAAGCAGTTTGGCAAGGATATTTCAACTGGTGTGGTAGGTGTGTACTACGATAGCCAAAGATGCCTAGAAGCCGCCTTAAAATACTCTAAAGAGTGGAATATTGTTGAATCAGACGAATGGCTTAATCTGATTGATGAAAACGGATTAGACGGTGCTGGTGCTGGCGTATTGCACCCTATGTATGGAAAGCCACATCCTGACAAAGGTTCTAAAAGACCACATATAAGTGCCAAGCTCATGGGTGCGTTAAATCCTAACTTTGGCAAGCCAAGCAAATTGCGTGGTAGAAAAAACCTAGGTGCTAGTTTGGCTCTTAAAGGTCGTAAACGCCCTGAAGGTGGCGGTAAACCGTCTAAACAAGTTTTATTTACAGATAAAAATGGTATAGAACATTTATATAATTCAATTTCTGATGCAGAAAAAGCGCAAAATATTAACCGCTCTACAATTAGAAAATGTATGCACGGAAAATGTTTAAGTCGTGCTGGTGATTGGAATTATGCTGATAAAGAAGTAGCAAAACAATATTTACAGTTAAAAGTTATTTTAAAAAATAAACCAAATCATAATATTGGTAGAAAAGCATCTGACGAAGCAAAAGCTAAAATGTCTGCATCTCGTAGTGGTCGTAAACAATCTGATGAGGAGCGCAAAATGCGTAGTGAAGCAATTACTAAATGGCATAAAAGCCGTAAGGAGCAAGTATGAGTTATGGTTCAGTAGCGGCAGACCAAATAACTTCTAGTGTTCAAGGCTATTCCCTTGGCGCTGGAAATTCTAGCCTAAAAAAGAATTTGCTAATCAATGGCGCAATGGTCATAGACCAAAGAAATGCTGGTGCTAGTGTTACACCTACAAACAATCAATTTCTAGTAGATAGATGGATTGCATTTTTAACTCAAGCATCTAAATATACTGTTCAACAAAATGCTGGTTCTGTAACTCCACCAGTAGGCTTTAGCAATTATTTGGGTGTAACTTCATCTTCTGCATATAGTGTTGTATCAAGCGATTATTTTGCATTAACTCAAAAAATTGAAGGTTTTAATACATATGACCTTGCTTGGGGAACAGCAAACGCTAAAACTGTTACTTTGTCGTTTTGGGTATATTCAAGCCTAACAGGAACTTTTGGCGGCTCAATTATTAATAGTGCTGGTAATCGTGCATACCCATTTACTTACACAGTTTCTTCTGCAAATACTTGGACACAAGCAAGCGTAACAATCGCTGGAGATACAACAGGCACTTGGGTAGGAGCTACAAACGGAATTGGTTTAGTAGTAAATTTTGGTTTAGGTGTAGGTTCTACATATAGTGCTTCTGCTGGTTCTTGGGGTGCAGGTTCATTTATATTTTCAGCCACAGGAGCAACATCCGTAGTAGGAACAAGTGGAGCAACCTTCTACATTACAGGTGTGCAATTAGAAGTGGGAAGTAGTGCTACTGGATATGAGTATCGTCAGTATGGTCAAGAGTTGGCATTGTGTCAGCGTTATTTTGAAGTTGTGTCTATGAGTGGTCTTTGTGGCTCATCATCAACCACACAAATAGGTTTTGGATGTTCTTATAAAGTTTCAAAAAGAGCAACGCCTACTGTTGCTAGTGCAAGTGCAACCGCTTCTTTGTATTCTTTTTACAGACCTGGGGCTGGAAGCGGTGACCCAAGCACATCAGCAGTCGCCAATGATTTAGGTGATGCTTATAACTTTAATATTATTTTGGGTAATTATTCTGGCTTATCTAATAACCAAGCATGGGTTGGTAGATATAGCGGTTTATTTAATGCTTCTGCGGAGTTATGATTATGTATAAATTAGTTAAAGATTGGGATGGAATTGTAACAAGAATCCGCAGACTTTCTGATGGGGCAATGATTCCCCTAGACCCTGACAACACAGATTACCAAGCCTATCTTGCATGGGTAGCTGAAGGAAATACACCATTACCAGCCGATGAGGTGAAAGCATGAACGCTTACGAACTAGCTGATTGGCTAGATAACTTTAGTTCTGTAAATGATGAAGATGGAAAAATAATGAGTGAGATTTCAGAGAAATTAAGAAAGCAAGCTGATGCCTTGCAATTAGAAGGGGTGACAGTATGACCACAATAATTGACGGAAGTGCTGGAATAACCTTTCCTAACAGCACTACACAAGCTAGTGCTGGAGTAGTGTTGCAAGTGGTCAATAGTGTTTCTAATACTCAAACAAGCACGACATCAACAAGTCCAGTAACAAGTGGATTTTCTGTTTCAATTACTCCTAAATTTGCTACAAGTAAAATTCTTGTAATTTTAAATTGTTCTATTGGGCAAGCAGTAAATAATACATATAGCAATTTTCAGCTTTGGAGAGGAGGAAGTTCTATTTTTAGTTTTTCTCCAGTATCTTGTTATATAAATTCAGGAACTAGCGTAACACAAGTAAATATGACTATTTCAGAAACTTATTTAGATTCTCCAGCAACAACTTCTTCAATTTCATATACTCCTTATTTTTCAACATCAAGTGGTGGAACTGCTTATATTGGAATAAATAATAATTATTCTTCAATTACATTAATGGAGATAGCACAATGATTACTATACATGATGCTATTTATTCTTTAAATCCTTCTATTGTTACCATTCGTGGCGATGTAGCTTATGACGCTAATGAACAAGAAGTCGCTTACGATAAAGCTGCCGCAGAAGCCAAACTAACCGAACTCCAAGCAGCGCAAGCAAAAGCCGAACAAGATGCCATAGCTGCAAAGGCTTCTGCACTAGCTAAACTAACAGCATTAGGACTAACACAAGCTGAAGTAACAGCATTGATTGGATAACGATGACCGCAGCCTATACACAATCTCGTAATGCCGTAATCAATGGTGCCTTGCGTGTATTAGGTGTTATTGGTGCTGGCGATACCCCAACAGACGATGATTACAATAATTGTTCTCAAGCCCTAAACCTGTACATCAAACAGTTACAGACCAAGGGTATGCCATTATGGAAAGTAGAAGACCTACAAGTTCCTATGGTAATTGGACAGAATACTTATACCTTAGGCCCAACAGGAAATGTAGTCACAACTCGTCCTTTGCGTGTAGTTATGGCGTTTATTCGTAACCCTCAAAACCAAGATACCACCTTAATGGTTATCTCTCGTCAAGAGTATATGCAACAGGGTTACAAACCTTCACAAGGTATTCCTAACCAAGTCTACTATGACCCACAGTTAACTAATGGCGTGTTATATGTTTACGACACCCCATCAGCTACGGGTTATACCATTCACCTACAGGTTCAAATGCCGGTAGATGATGTGCTCAATCCTAACGATATTCCTGACTTTCCTTCTGAGTGGTTTAACTGTCTCAAGTTTGGATTGGCAGACCAACTCAGTCTTGAGTATGGAGTTCCTGCACAAGTGCGTGCTGAGCTAGCTCAACGTGCTATGAAACTAGAAGAAGTAATGACTGATTGGAGTCAAGAAGAAGCTAGTACAGCATTCCAACCTTCTAATAGATATTACAGCTAATTATGGCAATCAGCCGTGTCCCCTGTGGTCACAACATTGGTAGTCGTGACGGCACCTTAAACAAAGATAGCAAGGTCGGTAACGCTATCATTGAGATTGAGAAGAAAGAATCTTCTGCAATTGTCAAACGCCCAGGTCTACTGACTTATCAAACTCCTCCTACCACCGGTGCAGGTCTAGGAGTCTTTGCTGCAGGCACACACTTACTTAGCATTGTTAACGGAACCTTTTATGACAATAACGTTGCTAAGGGCACGGTAGATGCTAGTGATGAATACGATTGGATTTATTCGGTAGACGGCACTCAAGTATTTTTTAAGAATGAGAATCACGGATATGTCTATTTCTTAGCTTCAGGCACCATTTTAGACCTTCAAGGCACCATTACGACGCAAAGTGGTACTACGGTATCAGGTACTCCTGTAGTAACATTATCTGCATCCAACAGTGCAATTCAAGTTGGTCAGATTGTGACAGGAACAGGAATACCTCTTGGCACTTATGTTTTAACCGTATTTGGAACTGCTCTTACTTTAAGTCAAAATG